TCTCCCCTGAGGCGTCATACCGAAGAAATTATCGGCCTCGGTCTTGTGCTTGTACGTGCCGGACGTAGAGAAACCGTCCAAAACGCCGCCGGTGAACAATTCCATCTTGCGTTGTTTGTAATCGGTGTTGGTGTTCATCGTCTTTCCGGACGTGAAGTAGGGCATCACTTCCGATGGTCTTTGGTTGGGCGTGATGATTCCAGACTCTTTGGGGACCTGAGCCTTCTTCCAGCGTTTCTCCGCCTTCTTGCGATATTTGCGAACCATGTCGGTCGGTTTGGTATCGTATTCCTCGTCGACTCCTTGTCCGGAGCCTAGGACATCTCTGTATCTGTTTCTGTCTGCTCTAGGCTCTCTTCCCTCCTGGGCACTGAATAGCCCATAGGCCACGACCGATGCAATTGCCAAAAGTTCAGCCATTTTACTTATTATATTACATATATTTTTAAAAATAAAAATTACACACGTGAATTCATCATCGCATTCCAATATTTATCATATGTATTTTCAGTCATAATTTTCATCTCCGTCTTGATTTGTTCTTTATCTCCGTCGAAACGAATAAATGTTTCTTCAAAACGCCTCTGTTTCTTTTCACGACCTACACGTCTTCCTTCCATTATACGTTCACGTTTTATGAGATCATTCCATTGATCTTCGGTAGCTTTACTCTTTCGTTCGCATTCTTCGGGTCTGGCATGAGCTTTCATTATCGATGACATTCTCATCTCTCTGTGTGCTTCGTTCACCCATAAATCTGTGGTCAGTTTCGTCATTTTTTCTCTGTATTCTTCGTCGTTCTTCCATCTCTTCGTGAGCAATTGTTTTCGAAGCTCCTTGGCCTCTGGTCTATTTTGTGCTTCTGTCATAGTTTCTACTCTTCGTGCTCTCTGTTCTTCATCCGCCCACACATTCAACATCGTGGTTCGAATTTCTTCTCTGTAATCATCATTTTCCCATCTTTTCAGCATATTTATTCGCAGTTTCTTCTTGACTTCCGGTCTATTTTGCGCTATTTTCATAGCTTCTATAGTTTTCGTCCTATGTTCTTCGTTCGCCCACAACGCCTTCAGTAACGCTTTCGTTTCTTCACTGCGAACGTGATAGCGTCCTCCACTCGTCAAATTGTATCCGTTTGGAGCCAGAGTGTTGAATTTTTCTATGTAATATTGTTCTCGCGCATCAATGTCTTCTATAGACACATCGCGTTCTATTATCTCAAACTTGGCATTATCAACACCATAACACAACAAAGCATTTCGTATGTATCTACATTTTGAACTAGGATATGCGTGATGTTTCCATCTCGTTTTCGTATCCTTCGTTATTCCCACATACATCTTATCTATCGTGATCTTGTAAACACACAACTTTTCTTCATCAAAATAATTATCTACGACATCTTCGAAAATGATGTCATCCACCTGTTCTCGCAACTCTTCTGACATTATTGTGTTTCGAATGTAAATATTCAGCGTATTTATACCATAGTTTGTCGATACGTCTATGCACGCCCGTAATCGTCCTCGTATCTATAGATATCGTCCTCACTCACCCTTGTTCCCATTGCAATCTCAGTGAACACGAGAGGAGTATGAGAGAAGTTGGTGATCCGATGTTTAGTTCCTCTGGGGATGAAAAATGTCTTCCCTGCAAAGGCGTCTGCTGAACGATCACCAATCCACACGGACCCTCGGCCGCTCTCGACGATCCAGAACTCGTCGCGATCTTCGTGAGTCTGGAGACTCAGACGATGACCGAGCTTGACGGTAATGCGTTTGTGCCAATGAGAGGCGTCCTGAGACAACACCTCGTAGTTTCCCCAAGGTTTCTCGACGATGGTCATTGGGCTGATATATCTCAGCCCTCGAATATTAAATTAATCTGTTTTGTCGATACGAAAAAGTAGAGACAAAAACGATATTATTCACGAAGCGATCAGCTCATGTTCATGCGGTCCATCTTCTCTAGGATCTGTCTGTCGGACATGGTCGCCTGGTTGAAACGGTTCAGGGTTTTGTAATAGTCCTGGTTCAGGATGTTCTGTCTGTAATCGACGGGGGCGGTCGTCAATTTCGCGTTGGGGTCGCCCTGGACGTTCAGCTTCGACGTGGGCATTGCAGGAGGGCGCACGTAGTACGCCGTCAGCTGGTTGACGACCTTCTCAACATCGCCAGCGTTCTTCTGCAGGAACTGTCTGTACTGAGAGTCCTCGGGAGTCCTGAACTTGTTCTCGAGGTAGTTATTGTAGAGACCGCTCGACACATAGTTCGTGAAACTTCTCCCATCGCTCATTGCTGGCATGATGCGGGACATTCTGTTTATATATGCTTACATTATATATTTTATTCTACAAAACACCACCGATAACCATATGCTTTTCCGTCTCTTTCAATACTTCGATCTATATTCGAACGAGTATATCCTAGTACACGCGCTGCTTCTTCCACGCTAGAATATTCGTCCTTCGTTCCGTCTTCCAAAATTCTGTATACGGGCTTTCCTTGGACTCCTTTTTTCCTCGTAATGTCCCACTCCGGATACTTTGCTTGTTCTTCTTCGTCTGCATACTTCCATATAAATCCACCTCGAGAGCCACATTGCCCCTTTGCACACTTAGTTATTTCCCTATCATCGATGTTCAATTCTTTTGCTGCATCCTTGATGACGTCGAACTCCACCGTGTACCCCATCACGTGATACCCAATCACACCCTTGGCTCCACGTCCTTTTGCAGCATCTCCTATCTTCGCCCTCGTTTCTGCACTTGCTGGTTCTCGGAATTCGGCACCCCCGCCATCACCTCCATTAGTAAGATTATACCCATTCTTTTTTATGGTCGTGCCCATACCTTTTATGTATCGTCTCTCCCAAAAACACGCTTCTTGCCTTGAATAACACTCTCTGACTTCTACGACGGTCATTAGTTCTTCGCCGTAATGACGAATTGCGTTCTCTATTGCTGGACAGTGATTTTTTTTCCTGATGCTATTTTTCAGATGAAATGCGAAACGTTCCTGTACAGTTTTTCCCGTGTATCCTACGTATATCTTTCCTTTGGGAGATATGATGAAATATACACGATACGTTTTTTTCATTATTATAAATAACGAATTTTCGTCATATTTATAAGAAGAAGTTTGTCAATACGATTGTCATTTGACCCTCGTATAATTACGCGTTGGTAGCATTGAAAATATTCGTGAATTCCCACTGCACTTGCGGAGTCTTTGATGTCTGAGCGTTGTCTGCGCCTACTGCCCAGAATGCAGTGAAATTTACCCACGGAGTTTTTTGCACGAATGCCATAACTTCCTTGGCATTATCAATAGTGAATGTTTCGTTTGGCGTGTCATTCTTTCCTATTTGAGGAGTGATTCCAACCCCGTTGTAAGTGAGACCCAAATCATCACATTGTTTCTTAGTCCCATTCGCAGCAGAAATCGCGGCCTTACCCATCTGCGTCTCGCCAGTTCCGTAGCACATTGCCATAATGTTTACGGCATTCACCTTGACTCCTTGTGCTTTGGCATCCCTGAGGATATTTATCCCTTGTGATTCGAGGCCACGTTGCATGCAGGACAGAGTGTAATCAACCTTCAGGTCTGAATACTTTTTTTGTAAAATCACGAGAGCCTTATTTCTACGAGTGATACTGGCTGTATCTGACGCGGCAGCTCCTTCTATATCCATGTCAATATGGCGGGTATTGTACATGGTTATAACGCTGTCGTATGCCTCTACAAGTTTATCCACGTCCTTGATAGCGAGAGCTAATTCAGTTCCCGTTGCACCGCCGAATGATATGCGGACAATACCCCCCTTGGCCTGCACAGCTTTCGCCTGGCTCACGAAAGTATTAATATCCATGGTACCGTCGAACTTAGGGGTTCCATTCGAAGACAACACGAATGCAATAGTCACGTTCTTGGTGGGAATTTTATCGAGAGTCTTGGCACCATTCCACCCATTCCAATAGTTCCAGCATTCAGCATATGGTGCGAAATACTTATTGGCGACGGGAGTGGGAGGAGTTGGAGGATTTATAGGTTCGAGAAGTTTCTTGAGAGATGCTTGGTTCACGGGACCTAGGCCAGAATATCTCGTTTGAAGATCTTTTATCACGGCATCTGGGCCTTCTCCGTGCATACACCGTCTCAAGAATTCCACCGAAACTTCGCACCACTTGTCGTCCACAGTGGGTCTCTGAGGGAGAGGGGCTATAGAAGACATCGTATTAATAGTGTGTCACATTTTTTCTCACATAAATTCACCAGGGTTGCTCGGACCACCACGAATCCACGGGGGACCAAGACATTTTATTGGGGGACCACGTGCGAGGATCGCTGCCCATCATGCGTTTGTTGCCGAACTTGGCCTCGTCGGGATAGGGAATTTTTTCTACGATCATCTTCGGACGACGTTTATCCTTCGTCACCACCACGACCGCCTTGGAAGCCTTTTTCTTGCGCATCATCATGGAGATCGCGAAAGCTATGGCGATCACGACCACGAGAGCCAACATAGCATTCGTCGCTTTGGACATTGTGTATATGATTACACAATCTTTTTATTGTCGATACGACAAAAAATAATGTCATATACAAATGTTGTTCGATGACGCTGTGATGTGTGTGGCGCTCGACCGCCTAGATCTTTTCGGGAGGGAACCAGACGTCCTGGAGAAATACGACGAGTACAAAAAGGTCCTGGCGAGCAACGGGATAAACGTTAACGACGTGATACTGAACAAGATGAACGGGGCCTCGGCCAAGTGGATGCGCAACGAGTTTCCCTACGACGTGAAAGGCACGGAACACTATCTCGTCTGGAGCACGAGACCGCTGGACATCGAAGTCGTCCAAGACATTGCGCGAAAACGCGTGGGAGGTCGCGAGTTCCTGTGCTTCGTCAACCCTGATAATCTCCAGAGCGTGAAGAACGTGTGGCACGCTCACGTGCTAGTGAATATGGAGTAGTCTTCACAAGGCATAGAAGTCATTGAGAAGTGACGTATGTTATTTCTCAAAAATGTATACTTACGATTTAATATTTTTCTGTTTAACCGAACAGGGGTCTTTGGTAAATATTAGGATCAATGCTCGACATCTGCCAGGGTCCCACATCTGCCTTGGGGATGATGGGGTCCGCGCGGAGATCGTAGTTGGCATTCTTCAGAGAAGAACCCTGTGTATTTACTCCTATCCACTGGGTGGCGGTCAGGAAGTTCTGCGCCTGGAGGTTCTTGGGTGCGAACTGGGCGAAGTCGGCGCCTTCGGGGGAGGGCTTGGGCAGCAGCTGAGAGGAGGGGGTCAGCAGGGGCATGACGGGCTGCATGATCTTGGGCACGGAGTTTTCGGCGTCCATCATGTCGTCATAGGGCTCGTCTTCGGGGTCCTCGTTGATCATCATGTCGCTGTCGTCGATGTAGACTTCGCCATCATCGTCTTCCATATCCTCGTTGTGATCGTCCTCCTCGTCGGACTCGTAGTAGACCACCTCATCGCCATAGACGTCATCAACGAGCATGTCGTTGTCGTCCGCATCAACATCGGCTTCCATATCGTATTCGTACCCCTCGGCGGAGTTCATGTATTTCTCGGCCTTCTTGTATGGCATAGGGATGACGAGCGAACCCTTGCTGATTCCTTCCCACAGCTTGTACACCAAAAAGGCAACAGCAATTACTGCCAGAACCTTCACGATCATTTTGATATCCATCACGTTATTATATGATATATAATATTATTTTATTTTTTGAGGAATTTTATTTTTTTTACGCGAACTCTCCGGAATACGATCTCTCAGTTTTCTCCTTGAAAGATTTTATGGCACATTTGGGAAGGCGAGCGACCTGCATCTGGGACAAGGTGAAAATGGCTCCGAATTCTATGGAACCGAAGCATATTCCTGAGACTTCCAGAATACAGCGAACTCCCGCAGGAACATCGAACCCGTCTCCCAAGAAATTTCCATCTTCGTCGAACGAGGCAAGATCTTCGCTCACTTTAACTTTCAGATCCCCGTCGTCCGTCAAGAATGATTTCAATCCATTTTCGATGGTATCGTCATCTATCTCATCCTTGAACCACTCGCTCTTGTGTTTTTTCGTGGCGGAGAGAACGCTGTCCTCGAATTCGCCGACGAACTTGGCAAATCCTTTCGTCACTCTGAGAGACGCGGAGCTCTTCGTGAGCTCGGTGATTTTCAGTATCGGAGTTTGAATCACGAAAGGTTTCTTGAAAGGCACGATGTACACGCCGTCTACTTTACGCATGCTCAAGAAATCGCTGACGTTCGGGTTGACGTCGGTATAATACACGACTTCGCTATCCGGTTCGGCAATATCGTCCGCGGCCTGATGCGGTTCCACAGGAGAAACATGCTTTCCAGATTCCGGAGACGATGCGACAATGTCATCCTCAATAGTTCCCGCTGGTTGCACGTCAGTCGAGTCTTCCCGAGTCTCCTCAGTACCGACTTCAACTTCTGTCTCATTGTTTTCTTCAATATTTTTATCTCCGTTCGCGGAATCTATGTCATCTTCTTGCTTTATAGGAGACAAGGATCCGTAGTCAAAGTCCACTTCGACGGTGCGTGTGAATCTCTTGTTCAACGGGCCAGGCGACTCTGCTACGTGCATTATTGATATGCTATCAATTTCTTTTACGTTTTTTTACACGATAACAATTTTTATGTTTGTGTATAATAAATGTCCTCGTCGAGTTCCAAGAGACGACGTTCCGTCACCAGGAAGCCGCTGGGCGGTCTCCTTCCGTTACCCCCTCGTCGGCGTTTCGCCAAATCTCCAGCGATGA